CTTTGTCATCGGCTGTGAAACCGACTGCACCTGCCCTATCTGAAGTGACGGGTTCTCTCCCTTACGAAGAATATAGAATGAGGATGATTCTCTCAAAGCACTGAACATACTTCTATAATTTAAGTGTTAAAGTAATTGTACCGTACCGTTCTCGTAGTATGCAAGATAGATTCCGGTACCCTTTATATCTGCAACCGTTACCGCTGCCCCGCCATACCCGTTCACAGCCTTTGTCCCACCATAGGTTGATGTGAACGTGACAGGAAGAGTCGTGGTAGTGTCTGACGGTATAGCCTGTGCAAGCTTGACAAGCACAAGTCCGCTGTATGTCCTGGAGAACTGCACGTTGCTGCTGAAGCTATATGACACTTCAGATGCCCCGACAGTAACACCTGTGGACTCTATACGCGGAATACCGCCACGATTAGCGAAATAGAATATGGAGTTAATTATCTGTGGCATAACGCAATAGTATTACGGTTTACAACCATTGTCCACCTATACCGGAATTGAACAGGCCATACTGTGCAGCAACACAAGAAGGGACCCCGACAACCGGGCTGTACGGAATGGTGGTAGTCTGAGGCATAGCCGCCTTGATTTCTGCGACCTCCTTTGAAATCGGAGTGACCACAGCCGCAATGTACTGCTGTATCGCCGCCGTCTGCTGGGAATTGGAAATCTGTCCCTGGAGAGTGCTGCGCTCTTCACGGAGTGCATCAATCTTGTTCTGGAGTTCCCTCATCTCAAGCTGGCAGAACTTGTCATTTATTACACTGGTCTGCTGGTCAATCTTTCCACCAAGCACCGCGGTCTGCTCTGCATTGGCTATGCGGTTCTCATATCCCTGCTGTGTGACAAGAAGCTTGTTCTCGCAGCAGCACTGAGCCATCTGTGATGCTATAGACGCATTTCCAGACTGGATGGCATTGATAATCTGCATTGACGACATGCCGACCTGATTTCCTACACCCTGCACACTGGACATAAGGGCATTGATGCTCTGCTGTATTGTATTCACGCTACAGTTCAGTGTCGATGCAAGCTGATTTATCGCATTGCCGTTTCCCTGTATAGCAGACATAAGCAAGTCCCTGCCGTTGTCATTGTTGATTAGGTTTGCAAGACCGTCCTGTCCATATCCACGGTTTCCAAATCCGTTGCCTCCCCATCCCCAGATAAAGAACAGGAAGATAATCCACAACCAGTTGCCATTACCGCCGAATCCATTCCCATTACCCATGGCAAGAAGAAGATTCGGGTCGATACCGCTCTTGTTAATGAGAGGTGCGAGAGCGGACAGCATGCTGTTGCCACCGTTCTCTCCGAAAACATAAGTTTTAGTGTCTGACATAACTAGACAATTTTAGTGTTAAACATACCGTGTGCACATCGGTTTATGCAAAGATATGTCTAACACTATATAAACTAAAGACTTATATTTTTATTATTCTGATAGTCTATTGTAAGATTTCTGACAGGGCGTTTCCAACCGCGTCCGCACTGCATCTGAATGAGAATGACTGCCGGTATCTGTCATAATAAGACGAAGCGGACTTTGTAACACAGTATCTATGTCTTACCGTATTGTTGCTGAACCGTATAACGTCATTAGGAAGAACCCCGTACTTCATAAGAAAATGGGCTGCTATGCTCCTTGCCTCAACGCATTCGCTCCGTTTCACACCGTTCAGTATATCCGAGGCATCCACCTCACATAAGGTGCAGACGGTATCTATAACCGTCATAAAAATATCTCTCTTGGTCATAAGAATCTATTTTAGTGTTATACTTATATATTAGAGGACTAGACCAAGAATCACCACCTTATGAAATTATAGCTTATGCCTACACCTACATAAGGAGCAGGCTCAATCTGATTGTTGAACTTTGAAGCACCATATCCGGCCTGGATTCCTATCCCCCACCTGCTCTTCTTCCGGACAACCTGCTGGACTGTCTTTGTCACCACGGTCGTAGTGGGATATACCTCGATGAAGTCGAGCTGAGGCTGATACCCACTGACCTGCAGCTTGTACGTATCATCGGAATAAATCTTTTCCGTTCTGCCAAGCTGTATGAACACAGTGTCGTTCACTGTTACTGTCCTTGTCACAGGGACAAGCAATGTGTCAACTACACGGACAAGCCTTGCAACAGGCTTTTCGATATGTACCGTATCGTGCACTATGACAGTGTCGCACTTCACATCAATATCAATCCTGTCGTGTCTGACCAACTCTATACCGACGAAGGACAACGCCATAAGCAGCGCACCAGCCAGCATTGCGACTGCATATCCACGAAAGCTGTCCATGCTATTTCTTCTTTACCTCACCAAGCCATTCAGCCCACCTCTCCGTCCAGAAATGTGCATACTCACGGCTTTTAAGCCACAGCTTGTCATGCCATACAGCGTGCCATAATGAAGGCAGGCCGATGACTATCAAATAAAGCCAGCCTAGCATACGTGACTGTCTTACATGACCGTATTCATGACGGACATCGTCCTCGTCAAACCTTCCACCAAGAATAATGTACTCACCCAATGTTATACCACCTGGAAAAGGCGGGAAGTATGTGAACCATACATCCTTCCCCTTGCCGTTGACCTTTATCTGTGAACAGTATTTCCTGCCACCGTTTGACATAATGTTTGCACGCATAATAAGCCCGGCAATGTTCTGCGGAAGCTGCCAGATGTACAGCAGTATGGAAATTACAGTATTCATAGCTATATATTTTTAATGGTTGTTTCTACTTAAAAGGCTTTGCAACTTCACAGCGGCAAAGCCCGCCACAATAATTACCCAATAACACTAAAACTATTACACACAGGCGAATGTAACATAAATGACAGCACATCCGACGGATATAACAAAATCAGTTTTATATTGAAACTCATTTTATTATAAAATTAGAATTCTCCTATACTACAAGTTGTAGTACAAGAGAATTCTAAAAAATTTGAGAGTAACGGCTCAATTGACATTATACTATGACTGACTTTGCACGATTATAGATTTCAATCCTGTCATCAAGTCCATTGAGTCCACCATTGATTTTTTTTGTCATAGCCTTCAGTACGGCAAGGTCGTCACCGTGCCCCAGATTGTCAGCCATTCCGTTGAGACCGTTTACCTTCCACCACAGTGCAGCGGACAGACAGGCATCGATAGGCATAAGCAATGATTCAGGATAGATAGTCAAATCTTTCCCCATCAGCTTAGACATGGACACGTAGTTGCCCCTGCCTGTAATCTGTATAAGTCCACGTCCTCTGTACTTCCAACCGTCTCCGCTTTCTTCATTGCCGTTTCCCATCCTGTCTGCATACACCTTGTTGGCAATCATCTCAGGCTTCCTTGCATATTTCGCAGCATCCTGTACTGTACGAAAGTATTTAGGAAACACCTTAACAAGTGCAGCCGCAGAGTAATTGAGATTTTCTTCAATGCAGTTCAGCTGTGCAGACTCGTGCCCTATCTGCGCGAGAAAGGCACGCACCCTGTTCTTTGTGCTTATGTCACACTTCTGCATCGCATCGTTCAATGCACCTAAGTACCTGCCTATGTTCTTAGAGAGCGGAAAGATTCTCTTCAGCATCTCTGACGTTATCTGCTCCATATTTCTACGACTTTATTTTTGCTTCAAGTTCTGCTATACGTGCATTAAGCTGTTTCAATGTCACCAAGTCATTATCAGCAACAGCATCCTTAGCCTTCAGAGTTCCGTTTTCACACCTGCGCGCCACTGCCCAGTTCACTGCATCAGTATCAAGAAGCACAGTAGCTACACCTGACTTGTCATCAGGTTTGGCATACAGCTTGGTCTTTCCTGTTCCTCCGTTTGCGGAAACAATCTTGATGAAATTATCAAGGCTGTATCCCCCTACAGCAAGGTGATCCGTATCAGAGAACATCTCGAATGAACCGTCATCAAGTATTCCGATAAGACTTTCAACATGGCTGTTTGTTCCAAGACTATACTTTACCTGAACCCCCTGTCCATATGACATATAGCATTGTGAAATGAAGTTGCAGTGCGTAAATGCAGTTGTATCCAATTCCGAATTACCTTTATATCTGCACCAGATAAGGTAGTTGCAATAGCTGAAGCCTGTTGCAAATCCGACTTCACCAAGTATTCCACCGCCATATACTTTACAGTTATATAGATGATCACAGTTCTTGAAGCCGACATTCTTTGCTGACTGATATGATTTCGCCGAGGCCTCGACCGACACATTCTCCACATAGCCGAAACCGGATACGCAGACAACCTCGTCCTTACCGTTGGCCCTGTCAAGAATACAATGTACATTTTTCAGTCTGCAGGCGGAATGCCCTTTCAACGAATCGGCATACTTCAGCTTTCCTGTGAACCGTATGACTGCCCCGCCAAAGTCGACCTCCTCAACGAAATCACTGACCTGGATATAATCATCCTCAATGACAATAGCCTTGTCACCATTGTAAAGCAGCCTTTTTCCGGTACTGGTCTTAAGCTTTGAAATATCGTAGAAAGTGTCATAGTCATCTATTCCGATGTTTTTCCTGACCTGTTTCTTCTGACTTTCATTCATTTTTGCAAATGACCCGTTTTCACATCCTGCTGTATGAACTCTGGCAAGGTCCCTGTAACTCAAATTTTTGTCTGTCTCCATAATATTATTCCTCCTTCATATTATCAAAGCTTTCGCCAATTTCATTTTCCACCTTATGCTTCATGAACTTCTTGAGCCACCTGAAGACAGGATGCTCGCTTATCTCTGCCGCATTCTCCAGGAACGACCAAAACTCTATTCCGCAGCAGAAGGCAGTGAAGAAGTTGGCAAGCCTCAGGCTCTCCTCACTGATAATGCTGTCAAGCATTTCAGAAAGGACTATTCCAAGGAGAATGAACACTATCTTATAGATTGTCCGCCATGCCTTGATTGACTCGAATGCGAAACGCTCCCCGTTCCGCTTTGCATGCACATAGGACTTCATTATCCCAGTGATGAAGTCTATCGCCTCGAAGATGAACACGCAGATGAACAGGGGCATAAGGGTGTCAAAGAACACCCCTACCGCACCAGCTATCAGTCCGGACATCACCTTCTCATGATAGAAGTTGAAGTTGTCTAAGCTTATCATAACCATATTGTTTAATTGTTAATTAATAGAACCAGAAGTAGTAATTAGATTCGTCCTGGCCGCTGAATTCTATTCTCGACATGTCCGGACAGTACATCACCTCACTGAATTTCATGCAGCTGTCATAGGAAACGGTATATCCCTCAATAATGGTAACACCTTCCAGTGTCGTCACTTTGACAGTCGCCTCATCATTATTCGGCTGTATATAACTTACTGTAGTAGTATAGTTATCTATGTTCTCGACATCAGACAT